AATAAGCGGAAGAGACCTCGGGGCGGTACCGAGCGGGTCCACCATAAGCACATTAAGGTATGTTTAATTGGGCCCGAAATAGGATTGATCTACGTGGTAAAGGCGTAAGGAGACCGAAAGCAAACGTTAGGTGCCAACGATAACATTGCACCATTTGATATTGCTCTAGCAGCATAATCATTGGGCTGGTGACTTGCCTAGAAACAGAAAAGTCACACCTTTTCCATCACTGTGTTTTACCGCACATGCAAAATTGACTCTTCCATACTAAATAATTTTGTAAGAAACAGGAGAGAGTTATGATTACCTTACTAAAAACCACCTTGACAGTTCTAGTAGTTTCTGCTATAATCTTTCCTGTAATGACACTTGCCGCACACGCACAAGTCATTTTCTGCTAATACATAGGACTATATTATGACAACTGATGAAATCAATAACTTTTCCATGGCCATAGAGGAACTTGTCTATATGAAGGACGTTCCTTATATTGATGCAATTGTTATGTATTGTGAAGAAACAGGATTTGAAGTTGAAATGGCCGCCAAACTGGTCTCTGGTGTTCTAAAATCCAAAATTAGAATTGAAGCGGAAGACCTTCACTATATCGCAAAGTCAAACACCTCAAAACTACCAATCTAAACTATGAAACATTTCACCGGATATGGTGCTTATCTATTGTTCTTGGCATTAAGAACCCATTTCACTAATGCCAAGTATGATTTCTTTCAAATGCATGGTAAACTCCGTGCAACAAAGGAGTCTTATATAAAACGCAATGATAAGTCCTTCTTTGACAAACTGGCCAGAGATTATTCCTGTGAGAATTTGAGAGACTTTTATGTTGCCAACTTTCTTGAAGATAAACACTATGTAACGGAGTTATTAGATGATACCGCCGAACGAAACTACCGAGAATATCAGAGAAGAAGGCAGTCCCTCACATATATCTTTACCAGCGAATTGGAGGAGTTATTTGATAGTGGTATTACAAGGCCTTTTAAATTTAACGATGGCGAGTATCCTGATATTGTCAATCTGTATCTTAGGCATGTCCTCTCTCCCGAAACTCTGGTAATCATAAACGATTTTATACCCTTTGAGGATAAGTTTAATAAATACCTTAGTGATGATATATTATGGTCTAAGGTATCGTTGAAACTTAGAAAATATAAACCATTCGTTCATTATGATAGGAATAAGGTGAAATCTATCCTCAAGGAGAAATTACATGATACTAGAGGGAGAAGCATCTGATATTTTACATGATTGGGTTAAAAAGCGATATAATATTTTTTATAAGTATGACGGTCAAAAGGTATTCATGATTGAAATATATGAACCAGCGACAAAACGAACTTACCTACCAAATGAAGAAACAAAATATTTTCTAGAGATTATTTTTTCATACTAAATAACACTTGACAGGGGCCCTGGCCCCTGTTATAATATATCATATTGTTATGGAAACGTGGACAATATAAAACATACAACATATACAACGTTTATACAAGGAGCATACTATGAATTTTGCTAATCTCAAAAAGCAGTCCAAAGACTTTGGTAACCTACTAAAAGAAGTGGACAAACTCGCTAATCCCACCTACGAAAAGGACGAAACTGCCGACCTTTATTGGAAGCCAACACCAGATAAGACTGGTAATGCCTTGGCGGTTATTCGTTTCCTACCTGGTGCTGCCGTTGATGGTGATGATGCCCTTCCTTGGTGTCAGTATTGGGATCATGGATTCCAGAACAAGACAACAGGTAAGTGGTATATTGAGAAGTCACTAACGACCCTCAACCAGAAAGATCCAGTTTCGGAACTAAACTCACAACTCTGGAACTCCTCGCAGGATGATAATGGTCCTGAGCGCAAGCAGGCCCGTGACCAGAAGCGTCGTCTACATTATGTGGCCAATGTTCTTGTTATCAACGACCCGCAGAACAAGGGTGCCGAGGGTAAGGTGTTTCTCTATAAGTTTGGTAAGAAAATCTTTGACAAGATTACCAAGATGATGAACCCAGACCTAGAGTCCGAACAGGCAGTAAATCCATTTGACCTTTGGAAAGGTGCCAATTTTAAGTTAAAGGTTACCCGTCAGAATGTCAATATGGGTGGTCGTAATGTATCATTCCCTAACTATGATGAATCGGTGTTCCTAACACCAGGTCCATTAAGTGAAGATGATGCCGAACTAGAGCAAATCTGGAAGGCAGAACATTCTCTAAAAGAGATTGTTGATCCTAAGCAATTCAAGACCTATGAGGAATTGAAGAGGCGCCTTGAAGATGTTATGGGTTATGGTGCAACTTCTGCACCAGCACCAAAGGCCGCTCCAGTTGAAGAGGAAGCACCTTGGGTAGAAACACCTAAGCCAGTTGCTACCAAGCAGAAGGCACCTGCGCCTGTTGTTGAGGAAGAAGAGGACGAGGATCTCGCTATGTTTCGTAAGTTGGCTGAGGACTGAGACCTTACAGGATAACTATTGAAGGAGAGGAGCAGAAATGCTCCTCTTTTTTTATAACCCGTTTGTTCCCTGTCCATAATGTCCGTGTAATTCATCTGTTTCGGATTGTGCTGTCGCTCGTTTCATGGCACGATACATAGATGGATTCTGGAAGGTTTGTGTATTCTGTTGTAATAAACTGTTAATAAAATTAGGCGAAACTTCTCTATCTTGTGAAACAGTTCTTTGCTGTGATGCCTCTGCTGGTTTTCCGATATTAGCAAAAGCAGAACCAATCTCTTGTCTCAATTCATTTAATGCACCAGTAAAGTTAGGTGCTTGTTGAGGTGCACCAATTTCACCACCAATCTTATTAGTTGGAATAACAGTTGCCCTATTATTTTCACCATTAGGTGCCACAATTTCGGTTTGAGGATTAAATGTAAATAAAGGTTTCTCTGTCTTGGTATCAACAGCAATAGTGTTATCATGTCCCATATCATTGATAGGATATGCAGCAATTTCACCAGGGGCCTTTACATCTCCACCTAATGCTCTTGCCGGTATAGGTTCAACTTTACCAATGCCTTGTGATTTTAGAAAGTTTTGTTGTGAAGATTCATCTGGTTTTCCTTGCTCTCGCGCCTGTGTTACTGGTGAGATTTCTATTGGCCTCTGTGGAGGTGTTGGTGGTTCTGCTGCCTTAGGAGTCTTTGGAAACTCCGGTTGAGGTTTAGGTGCCTCATGTGTTGGAGTGCTAGGTTTTGTTTCTGCCGATGCGGTACCATAACCTAATGCGCTTTTTGCCTTCTCAATATAAGATGGTTCAGGTGCTGTGGTAGGTGTTGGGGTTGGTGTAGGTGTTGGTATAGGCGGTGCAGATGGTGTAGCGGCAGCAACTTGTGTTTGTTGTCTTTCTACCATCATTTTATCATATTCGGGACCATGTTTATTGATAATGTTCTGGACATATTGATCGCCAGTCATACCTTTATTAGCAGCCATGGCCTTTGCTGACATTTTACCTGCCGCATTGCCGGTAAAATGAACCTTTAATACAGTACCAAGATCACCATGTTTCTTATAAAGATCGGTAAGATAGTTTGTCATTACCGCATCTTGTACCTGTCTAGGTGCGTCTCTTGCTGTTTTATATTCGGTACCAATACCATATTTGTTAGTAACACCTCTCCATGTTTTATCAAGGAACTGATAAGCACCCGATGCACTACTAGTTTTTGATTTGGCATTATACTTACCTTCAAAAGTATAACTTTCCTGGCGGCGAATGATTGCCATTGTTCTTTCAAGGTCAAAGTTGCCTGTTTTCTGGCGTTCAATTGCCGAACGAATTTCTGGAGTCATTTCACCAGCATGTGCAGTACCTACTCCAAACTCTCTTTGTAGTTTTTCACCAACGGATGCGGTTTGTTGCTTGGTTTCTGCTTCTGCTCTTTTTCCGGTCGAAGGTGTAAGAATATTACTTGTATCCATATCACCAAAAGACTTTAATAACATATCAGGATTTTTAGAAGTTATTTTTCCCGTTGTAGGATCATAAGTAGTTCCGGTATCTTTCATTATCTTTTTGGTACGGGCATCAGCAAAGAAACCATTTAAAATGGTATCATCAGGTACAGCACTGGCAAAAATACCAGCTTGACTTTTAAAGTCATCGGTTTGTCTAATAGAACCGATTAACGCCGAACGATTAAGGTCAAACGATTGTGGACCTTCAGATTTCTTTTCAGGTTTTTCTACGGCAGCTGTTTCACCAGTAGATTCTTTTTTAGTTGGTGCAACGGTTTCCGGTTTATCACTTGCATTTTTTTCACGGTTTGTCACTATTTCATCATATGATAAAGGACTTTTTTCTCCTTGATTAAATTCTGTTTGTAATTTTTGAGAAACCGGATTATCAAATTTTGGTTTTTCATTATTAACAATAGATTCTTTCTGCTTCTCTACAGCGGCATCTGCGGTCAAAATACCGTCTTTACCTTCAAAAGAAGGTTTACTTGTAATAGATATATGTCCGTCCGGAAATACATTAATATATGCACTTCCATTTTTTTGTCTAAACTGTTCTAGTCTATTCTGAAATTCAGGAAATTCGTCAGGTGGTATAGCAAGACAACCGTGACTGTATAATTTTTGAGGATCATTAGTTCTACCCATATGAATAACCATACCATCCCTTTGTCTATTAACTTTAGGGTCATATCCCTGTAAAGATGGTAAATCATATCCAACGCCGCCAGGAACATTATGTGGGTGTAATGATGTTACTTCAGAACTGCCAAAAGGCATAGAAGGATAATTAGGATCAGAAGGTGATCCTGATCCATAATGAAAAGATGCTGATTCATCACCCTCGAAGGTTATTCTTCCTTGTCTAACCTGTGTTCTTTTTTGTTGTTCTTCTTGTGTAAATCCACTAACTGTTGCTGTAGAATCTTCAGAAGATTTACTTTTAACAAAATCACTATAGGAAGTAGCAGTCTCGGCTCGTTCAAATGCTTTTGTATCCGTTTGAGCGGGTTTTTCAAATTGTCTGGTAAATCCCATACTTGCCGCTTTTTCATCACCAAATTTGGTCGACATATATTGTTTCATTTCACCTTCGGTCATAGCAAAATCAATTTGCTTTTTCCAGTTGGTTTGCCAATCTTCACCAACAAAAGATTTCATGGCAGAAAAACGACTAGCATGATGTTGGAAAAGTCCGCCCGATGTTCCTCCATCTCCTAAAACACCTGAATTAAAATTTGATTCGTGTCTTATGTTGTTAATAATACCTATGGCATGAGCATGATCCATTCCCGGTTTACTCATAAGATAACTATACATTTCTTTAACCATGACCGGATTACTTACTTTTTCACCCATCTTCTCAAGCCAACCACCTTTACGGCGACCGGTTTCTCTATCAATACCTAACTGATCCGCAACTGCTTGTGATAGTCTCTCTTGCTGTTGTTGAGTTGACCTAGAAACTGCTGCCCGAAAACCACCAACATCTGGTAATGCTTTTTGATAATATTTCGGAAACATCAAAGCAAAATCTGTAGGCGTTAATAAAGAAAGCATTGCCTCACCAGCAGGACTGTTAGCAACCTTTAGGCGATTATTTATTGATAGTTTTTTTAATGCATTAAAAGATGTTTTATCAGCCATTATAGCCTTCTTCTGTTTGCGGTACCCATTTGTGCTTTCATTTCTGCTTCACGGTCTTTCATTTGCTGTTCTTGCTCTCTTAAGTAATCTTGTAATAGGTCTATGTAAATATATCTTTCCCATGGCATCATATTTTCCATTTCACTTAAACTCCACTTATGATGTTGCATTAAACCAAAGTTAGTCTTAAAGTGATTAGCAAGATTATCGTGGCCCATTATTAGAAAAAAAAATCATAAAAGTCTGTATACCTCACTCTATGGTGAAATCCACACTTATTACAGTCTTTCTCTAATACTACGGCAAATGTTGGCATATTATCAACAAACTCTTCCAACTTCCTGAAATTGGCCTCGGTTAGTCCTTCAACAAACTCTTTCAATTCATCTTTATTGTAATCTTTAGATGAGTAAACTCCATTCTTATCATAGATGTAATCAATAGAGTTAATAATGGTGTTAATTTTGGCATCAATCTCGTTACCAAACTCTATGCGTTTCATAGTGGCATAGTTTGGATATTTCATCTTTACGCCGTTTACACCACCTAATTTAATATCATCAACAATCTTTTCATCTTTAATAAGGTCAACCTTACCGATATCCATTTCGGCTGGAAAGATATTACCACATTTTTCACCATTTACTTCATTATTACATGTTAAATTTACCTCTACGGTTTCTCCAACAGATTTGGCCCTTAAAAAGATAAAAATGTAATCCATATCAAAGAAAGATATTTTATTAATATCCACTTCTCCATCAATAATACAATTGTTAATTACTTGCTTTACTGTTGCAATAATATCATCCGCATTTTTGGATTCCAATGCAATCATCAAAAGTTTTTCTTCTTTGACGGTAAAGGGTCTGACTTTTAATATTCTTTCGTCGGAAGGAACTTTTAATTCGTAAGTAGGCAAATCAATTTTCGGTAAACTCATTATCTAAACTCCATATTATTATTTAAAATCTTCTCTGTCCCAATACTTATATGTGAATGTTACTTGTAATCTTAAAATGTCGTTATCGGCCCAAGTGACTTGTTGTGGCACGACAAGAATAGGATAGGCCTTTCTTAAAGTCCAACCGTAAATAACATCACCTGAAGTTACTGCACCTTGTGTCTGTGAATTTTTAGAACTATAATTAGCCAACTGATAAATTTTTACAGTGCTATAATAGTTAGCAGCATATTCAAAATTAAAACTTGTTGGTGGATTAATAATATCCATCCAATCATCAAAGAATTTTCTTTCTACACTCCGTTGACGACAGATAAAAGAAAAGTTTGCCTGTTGATACATTGAGTTATTAGGAAATACCTGCGAAGGACCGTAGTATCTAACCTCTGTTACATCAAATCCTCTACCAGGAAACTCTACAGAATCACAAACATAAATTAAATCATTTGCTGGTAAGTTTCTACTAACCGGACTAAACTGAACGGCAAAACGACAACTCTGAGCCACATTCCCTAGTTCATTTAACCTGGAAATAAAATGGTTTAAATTTAAATTACTGGGTGAATTAATCTGTTTAATAGCCATTTATTAGTATCCGTTTCGAACAATATTTTCTTTGCCAATAATTCTCATTTCTTTAAGAATAAATGTTAGCATGGCAGAAACAGGATGTCCGTTAGAGAAGGTACTGAATTGTCCTTGTGGTGCATAATTTACATCAATAGATTCTATAACACCTCTAGCAATCTTAGGTATTGCGTCATTTATTCTTGCTTGACCGTTAGTAATGTTGTAAAAATCTATTTTAAATTCCGAAGGTGATTTCAGAAAGTTTCCGGTTGTTAAATAATTTATCTGATTTCCGATACCTATGTAACTTTGATTTGGATCATTTGAACCGATAATTTCTGGCTCGGCATGATACCTTAATAGTTTAATAATCTGCTGCATATCTAATGATTCTTCATATGAAGAAGGAGCAAACAAAAATGTAAATTGAAATGTTCTCAATTGAACGTTTCTGAAAAGTATTTCAACTTTTGGATTAATAGAACGACCAGCCATTTGCATACCGGTGTTAATAGCAGATGTAATACCTCCGATGCCAAGAGTGCCTGCAATTGCTTTAGTCATTAAAACTTCAGCATAATCATACTTTTGTTCCCATACAAGAGGACTATTTTGGCCGCCGCCAGGAATGAATAATGTTATAACACTACTAACAGATGTGTCGCCGGATTCATAACATTTGATATTCATCCAATGGCCTTGACCTTGTGATTCATCTTGTAAATCACTTGGAAAAACTAATCTCGTCAAACCTTCTTGAAATGTGGATAAATTACCCGGTAATGCCATTTATTCCTCCGGCGATGCTACATACTATTTAGTGAGGTTTTATAAATGGCGAATTATAAACAAGGTTTCTTTAAACCAAAAAATCCTAAAAAATATATTGGTGATCCTACAAACATTGTTTACCGTTCAGGATGGGAAAAGAGAGTTATGGACTCCTTGGACGATAACATTAATGTTGTCCGTTGGGCATCGGAAGAGATTGCTATTCCTTATGTTTCGCCCATTGACAATAGAGTCCACCGATACTTTGTAGACTTCTATGTGGAGGCGGTTGGGAGAGACGGAGAGACGAAGGTAATGCTTTTAGAGGTCAAACCAGCAGCACAGACACAACCGCCTAAATCCGCTAAAAGGAAGACCAAAAGATTTATAACGGAAGTTATGACATACGGAGTTAATCAGGCGAAATGGGATGCTGCCAGTAAATTCTGTAACCATAAAGGATGGGAATTTAAACTGATAACGGAACAAGAACTGTTCGGAAAGAAATCTAAATAACTATATGGCAGAAAAATATACCTCGGACGAATTGGCACAATGGTTGATAGAAAAGGCTCAAAATGCGTCGTCAGCAGGTGCCAGAAAGTTAATAGCAGCAAACGATCAAAGAGGTCGTGATACTGCTATGGTAGGTCGGTTATACTTTTTTAAGTATGATCCAAAGTGGAAAACAAAACTGGTAAAGTATGATAAATTTCCTATGGTGTTTCCTATTGAAAGATATGGAAATGGTTTTCTGGGATTAAATCTACATTACCTAGGTGCCAGTGAACGGCAGGTCCTTGTTAATAGATTATTGGAGTATAGTAACAACAAATATATGGATGAAAGAACAATGTTGCGATTGAGTTATGATCTGATTGAATCAACCAAGAAGCTTTATTCTTTGTCTAGACCGTGTATTCATAGATATTTGTTTAACAATTGTAGATCACAGTTTATTGAGATATACCCAAATGAGTATGATAAGGCAATTCAACTACCCGTAGAAGATTGGGTATTTAAAAGGTAAAAAAATGGCTATCATAAATTCAGTATTTTTTGATCAGTTTCCTAAACTAAAATATGATATCAATCACGGTCAGTATCCTACTTATGATACCGTGACAGATATATTTTTCCGTATTGGTATGATCAAGACCGCATTAAATAATATTAGTTCTTATTATGTTTATGAAGTTCAAGATGGAGAAACTCCTGATATTCTTGCTGCTAAAATTTATGAGGACTCTAGTGCCGGTTGGATGATTATCTATGCTAACGAGATTTTTGATCCACAATGGGATTGGCCATTAGATTATAAAAGTTTTAATAAGTATATCACAAAAAAATATGGATCAATTGAGGCTTCTAAAACCGGTATTCATCATTATGATAAGGTGATTACAAGAACCGTAGGTGATTATACAACTACAACCAGGTTTGAAATTGACAAAGAGAAAAAAACTTTAAACTCAATGGATGTTCCTTATAATTATTTTATACCGTATGCTGAATCATTAGGTAGTGAAGTTGATTCTACTACTATTACCATTGATACAACTTTATATACTGTTGATATTGATTTTGATTATAGTTATAGATCAGGATCTATTCCCATTACACAAGATGTCAGGACTTATAATATTGACGGAACTACAGTAACAGAGGTTATTAAAGGTGAACCTATATCTTTTTATGATTATGAAAATGATTTAAATGAAAAGAAAAGACTAATCAAAGTGATTAAGAAAGATTACTATATTGCTGTTATGAGAGACTTTTTCACATTCACATATGATGCTGCATCAAGCCAACTCGATCCAGGATCATTTTTAACAGCAACAAATTATCTTCGTAGGTTAAATTAATGGCTAATAGTCCTATAGATTCCTCTAAACTAAGTAATAAAGATGACAAACTAGTAATTGCTGATGTCAGTATTGGTAATTTTCAGTTTAGAGATATGACGGTTAAAGAAATTAATCTTGGCGAAAGTTTATTAACTCCTGCATTACAGACTCTAGTTCGTCTGCAATCTTATGTTTACAGTAATCCAACCAAAATCTTTGAACAATTTAAAAATCAAAGAATCAATATTAACATGAGAACAAAAGATGGTGCAAAAAATGTCACGATAGGTCAGACGGTTTATAGATTAGATAATAGAGAAATGATGCCTTTGAATATCGGTCAAACCGAAGAGTTTTCCGTTCATGCTTGTGATCAAACATTGCTGGAAGATGCCAAGCATTTAATGAGCCGTTCTTTTAAATGTAAAACTCCTAAACAGGTTGTCAGTGAAGCATTGCAATGTTGTATGTCATCTAATAATGATAATTCAGAAGATACGGGGCCGGCCAGAGATTATATTGCCGAGAATATTCATCCATTTCAGGTAATAACGCAACAAGCAAATGCTGCTGTTAATGGAAATGATCCTTCATTTACTCATTTTATGAATTATAATTTTGGTGGTGGACCGGGTCAGCATAAGTTCAGATCGTTAAAAAGTCTGTCTAGTGCTAGTCCAAAAGCAACCTTTAGACATTATGAAACTGGTGTTATGTCCACCGGTAAAGATTATAATAGTGCCAATGAAAATGCGGCAATTGCTTTTAGTTTTCCTTGCGACTTTGATCTATTGACTGATCTACTGAATGGATTAGATGAAAATGGTAAAGACCTAAACACAGGTGGATTTTTTAATCCTTCTAGCGGCGACTTTTCTAAATTCGGCCAGGATGCTGGTGGTTGTGGCCTTGGTGGTACCAACTATAAAGTCTCTATGTCTAATAAAGGCACCGCACAACAGCATAATGCTTGTGAGTCTAATGTCGAGCAATACTTACTTAAAAGACAAGGTAGAATGTCTCTACTAGATAAGGATAAGGTTGCTTTAAGACTGTTAACAAAGTGGCGTCCTGATATCCATGCAGGAGATGTTATTAGATTTGAATGGTGGAATAAAAAGACAAATGACCTACTATATGGTTCAGGTGATTATCTTGTTTCATCATTAATTCATAATATTCAATTAGGTGGTTTTTCCACAACAACATTTGATTGCGTATCAACCACAGTTGGAAGAGGTGTAGTATAAAATGGCAGGCGGTTATAATAATTTAGGACCTGGTTCAGGTGGCATTAAAGTTGGTGTAGTTGGTGGTGGCCACGATGGTGACCCAGCAGAAGATCAATCCAGTAATCAAAAGATTTTAAACCCTCTATTACATGGTTCTGGTGTTAATAAAGACCATTTAATGATGTCTGGTCTTAGTTTAAGTCCAAGTCAATTCGGTCAGCAATCGTTCCCAGGTGCTCTGGATCCAGGCACGGTAATTTATTATCTTGCCCAAGAAGGTATGAATGGTGGTATCATTCTTGGTATGGCCAACATGCTCAAAGACGGCGGGCAAGGTGGTGGTATTGGCGGATCAGCATTAGGCGGCCAAAACCTACAACAACTTCGTCAAACCAAACTTAATATTAATACACCACCAAAAGTCCAAGAAACAACGGAACGCGGTGCCAAGGTAAAGAAGGCACAAGAAACAGGCGAACAGCATAGTATTAGTTTATTAGATGGACTACCTATTCACGGTGCATTGTTTCAGATGGCAGGATTTAGACTGCCTGAAATGCCAAACATTCCGACTGCTAAACAAAAAGGCAGTCAGATGATGAATAAAGATATCTTGGAGAAGATGGGCGGCCAATTACAGTCTATGGGTGGAATGTTTCAAGGCCTTATGGGTAAAGGCGGTGGTAGTGCCAAGTCAAGTAACTTTGGTAACTTTGCTGGTAATAACGGTATAGGTGCTAATAATAAAACCTCAGGTTATATCGATGCCGGTGGTAATACAGTATTCTTCAATGCTGATGGTAAATCTCTTAATGTAAAAATGAGTAAAGCAAATACCAGTAATGGTCCTGGCACAGTTGGTTGGGGTAATACTGGCAATAATAGAATGGAAGCAATTTATAAGAAAGTTCCTCCTCATATTAAAAAGGCATTAAGAAGTTTAACCATACTCACACAGGGCGCGGTCGGCACCGGCCCGCTAGAGTTTATTCCAGGTAACATCGTTCATCCAAATACTTATATGAGAAATGCTGAAACTCTATTATCTCAGGTGGAGAACCTTGATGATCTTATGTCTACTTTACAGAGATTGGAATATGATACATCTTTATTCGGTCAAGATAAATTAACACCAGTAGAAGTTACAATTGATACAGCATGGGGTGCTGCCAAAAGACAATACTACTCAAATGGATTAGTAACGGTCACCTATTCTAAGACAGCACAGAATAACATTAATGCTTTTTCTAATTTAATGTCAAATACCGCATCTGCACCCGGATTTACAAGTCTGCCTGCTGGTACAGTTGTAACTAATAGAACAATAACACTTCTAAAAATGGAAGAAACTGGTAATAATGTTAATACAGCAAACCTAAAAATAGCAGTTTTTGATAGTCAAAATGCTAATGCCTTTTCTCGTTCAACTATTTCTTTTTATCAGTTGCCAACTATTTCAAGTTATTTCCAGGAAGTAATTATTCATAAGACAAATGGAAATCCTGATACATTCGTTCCTACAATGGATGAAACGATTACCGCTAATGGTAAGGTTGATAAGTTCGGAACCAAAATCAATTACATTGTTGGTTCGGAAAAAATAACTGTTGGTACAACTGTCTTAGACAAAACAAAATACACCGCGATAGACGGTAAGACTTTCACTCTCAAAGAATTGCCAAAGAGAAATACTAAGATAAACTTTAAGGCAACTAAGAATGATTCGGTAACATATACTCTTAAGAATCCTTATGAACTATTCTCACTTGAAGTTTATTCTGGTAAAGGTGACATACCGAATTATACCAGATACTCGTTAGGACCAACACCTAAGGGTGCTGGTGACGATATTGTGTTAAATCTAGGTGTTGATTACATTGCCCCAGATCAAAACACTATTACAATCATTTCCGCTAATACATTCTATAAAAATACCGTATTTACAATCGTTGGCCAAAAGAAGAATGTTATATCAACCAGTGCCGGCACCGGTACAGGTGGTGGTTCTGGTGGTGGTTCTGGTGGTGGTTCTGGTGGTGGTTCTGGTGGCGGTGGTGGAATGGGTCAGAACATTATGGGCCAAATGTTCGGCAAGAGTTCTGGTGTTATGAAAGAACTAATGCAAAGATTACCACAACAAGGTGAGAAAGAAAGTCAAAAGATGACACAAAAATTAAATCAAGGTATGGACGCACAGAAACTTATGGAAGTTGCAAAGAAAACGATTAATGGCGGCGATCCATTATCAAAAAACCTATTCTCTTAAGGATGTAAGTTATGGCAATAAAGAATAAAAATCCAGGTAAACAAACACCAGATAAACATACGGTTGGAAAAGATTGGAGAGGTGAAGAAGGATCCGGAAAGTATCCTAACCAAATGGTTTATAAGTCACGATCTGGTCATTCAATGACCTTTGATGACTCACAGGGACATGAAACAGTAACAATTCAGCATCGTACCGGTTCGGCAATTCAGATGCGACCGGATGGATCGGTTCATTTAACAGCACACAACTCCATGTATACCGTAGTGTTTGGTGAAAATCGTATGGTTGTTTCTGGTGCCCATGATATTACTGTTAAAGGTGATGCATCATTAAGAGTATATGGTGATCTAAACGAAACAGTGCATGGTAATTATAATCTAACAGTTATGGGTGATTATAATATGACTGCTAAGAACCATAATAGACATATTCGTGGAAACATTGACACACAGGCCAAGAATGAAACCAAGAAACTAGAAGGATCATCAGCAAAACTTTGTCAGGGAGGTGTAGCTTGTGTTGCTAAAGGTCCTGTTTCTATGATATCTCAAAAAGGTGCAGCGAGTTTTGGTGGTGCTGAAGGTCTGAATCTGGCCGTTACAAAAAAAGGTAAATTGACTCTTAGAAATGAAAGTGGTGAAATTACTGCATCTGCTAAACAAGGCGGTATACAAGTCCGTGGAGATGAATCTGTCATAGTTAGTTCATTAAATGGTAGTATTAATGCTAATGCTAAACAAAATATAGGTCTTAAAGCACAACAATCAGCTAAGTTAGAAGGACAAACTGC